CTAATGATGTTATTAATGGCAGTGTTTCTGCAAATGATAGAAGAGACATCATAAACAAGTTTCAAACTCAGGACGAACCTAAAGTTCTAGTAATACAACCACAATCAGCTTCTCATGGAGTAACGTTGACCGCAGCAGATACAGTAGTATTCTGGTCTCCTGTTATGTCTGTGGAAGTTTATTTACAGTGTATCGCAAGGATAGATAGGGTAGGACAAAAGAACAAGATGACAGTCGTTCACCTACAGGGCTCTGATGTTGAAAAAAGGATGTATGCCATGCTACAAGGTAAAGTGGACCAGCATACTAAATTAGTTGACTTATACAGAGAGGAATTAGAATTATGAGTGATATAGTAGATGAAGTTCTAGAACAACCTGTTGACAACGCTAAGATTCCGTTAGATGAAGTGGTAAACACTTATATAACAATTCGAAGCGATAAAGACAGACGTGCTAGAGAGTTTCAGCAAAAAGATCAAGAGTTGAAGAGTGAGCTTGAGCAGTTAGAGCAAGTAATGCTTCACTCCTGTAATGAAGTAAATGCAGATAGCATTAAAACTTCAAGGGGTACGATTATTAAATCTCTTAAAGAGAACTACGTATGTTCTGATTGGAGTAATTTTAAGGACTTTATTTTAGATAATGAAGCTCCAGAATTACTACAACAGCGTATACACCAAGCAAACTTTAAAGAGTTTTTATCTAGTCGTACAGAAGAAGGATTACCTCCAGGAATTAGTTCCATGAGGGCATTCAGTATTGTAGTACGTAAACCAACCAGTAAATAGGAGAACTATTATGGCAAAACAAACCATAACCACACCGACAGGTGTAGCTTTGTACCCTTGGTTAAATAAACCAGATACAGAGTACAATAAAGACGGGGAGTACAAAGTTAATCTTGTACTATCTAAAGAAGATGCTCAACCACTTATTGATACTATCAATGAGGTTTTTAAAGAGAATCTAAATGATGAAATGAAGAAGCAAGGTAAGAAAGACCTTAAGACAGCGAACCCTCCATATTCCGAACAGCTTGATAATGACGGAAAACCAACAGGGAACTATATCTTTAAATTTAAATCAAAGGCAGCTTATAAACCTGCAATCTTTGATGCAAGTGGAGAGACTGTTATCGACCCTCAAATATGGGGTGGCTCTGAGATTAGAGTAAATGCAGCATTATACCCATACTTTGTTTCTAGTATAGGAGCAGGGGTATCATTAAAACTAAGAGCAGTTCAAGTCATTGCACTTGTTGAAGGCTCGGAAGGTGCAGGTCGCTTTGGTTTTGATAAAACTGCAGGGTATGTTCACAAAGAAGAGAGTGGTGCAGAGGTTTTTGATGAACCCGCAAAGGTAACTAACATCAAAAAAGCTGAACCAATTGCTGAACCAGAAGTTGTTAAAACTCAACCTGCAGATGACGGTAGTAAGGATATTGCTGATATTGTAGATAAGTGGGGAGCAAAGGACTAACAAATGGACAAACTCAAAGGCATACTGGAAAAGAACCCTAACATCGGATTAGATGAAGATACTATTGCTGTTGCTAACAGTAGTTTCTCTAATCAAACAAAACGCATATCCTTAAGAGGAGGTGTGTTTAGAAAGATAGTTGGGGGTAAAGAAGTCAGTACGGCTAATTCTTCAGTAATGGATGTAATAATTATTAAGATGGCACACACACCATCGAGAGTATATTATAAGGATTCTTATGAAGAAGGAAAAAGAGTGAGTCCTGTATGTTGGTCAAACAACTCTAATAAACCAGATGTGGAAGTGAGGAAACCCCAAGCTAAGTCTTGTTACACTTGTCCTAACAGTGTGCGAGGCTCTGGCTTTGGCGGTGTAGGAACTTCTTGTAGGATATCATGGAGAATAGCTATTGTTTTAGCTAATGATCCAGAGGGAGATATTCTAGAATTAGTCCTTCCTTCCAACTCTTGTTTTGGGAAAGAGGAAAAAGGTAAGTGGCCATTTAAAACATACATTCAAATGTTAGCCGATAATAATGTGAGTGCTGGTAGAATTGTTACTAAGATGCAATTTGACCCCAACTCATCTAAGCCTAGAGCGTTGTTTTCTCCTGTTGAGGCAGTTGAAGATTGGGTATTAGAAGTTGCAAATTCTCAAGCAGAGAATCAGGCAGCTCAAAATGCTATTAGATTAACTGTATATCAAGTTAATGATGAAGAAGAAAGAGAGCCTGTTAAATTTGAAGCCTTTGAAGCTTCAGATAAAGAAAAGGCAAAAGTTAAAACATCTAAAGAAGCTGAAGATGTTAGTAAAATAATGGACAAATGGAGGAAGTGATGCCGAGACCGTATAGTGATGGATTTATTTTAGGATTAGATAGAGCTGATGAAACCAAAGTAGGAGTTCAATTAGCTAAGGTATGTTTGAAAGCAAACCTACCAATTAAATATGTAGCAGAAGGACTTGCTGTATCTCGTATGACCTTACACACATGGTTTCGAGGTGGAATATTAAGACAACAAAACAGGGAAAAAGTAGAAAAGTTTATGGGGCTTGTAGAGCAAGGATTGGCAGATGGAACATTACCTGCTAGTAATTTAGCTACTGCGAAAGTTTTCATAGAATCTGACATTAGACCTGTGTTATGAGTGTAGAATTTTACACCAAACTCTTACCTAATGAAGGGACTTACTGTGTCGCCGTATTACCTGCGGGTGAAGGTCAACACATGAGACACATCTTTGTAGACTCTATTGAAGAACTTGTGGGTAGAATTGAAGAAAGAAAACAAGATAGCCACGTCTTTATTGGAATGGCTAACTTTGACGGACATAGTAGAAAAAAATCTAAGTCTCTTAGGTCTTTCTTTGTAGACTTGGATGTAGGTGATAACAAAGACTATGACAGTAAACAAGAAGCCCTTGATGCCTTAGACAAGTTTATACAATCACAGGAGTTACCATCACCAGTTAGAGTAGATAGTGGTAACGGTATACATGCATATTGGATGCTTGATACTGATGTTCCTGTAGAAGAGTGGAAACTTTATGCAGATAAGTTTAAACACTTATGCTTAAGTAATGGTCTTAACATAGACCCCTCAGTTACAGCTGACAAGGCTAGAATACTTAGGTGCCCAGATACTTTTAACTTTAAGTCCGACCCTCCAACACCTACTGGTTTAATTGATACTAATGTACAAGTGTATCGTTTTGATATGTTTAAAGAATTTCTAGGTGCTGTTGAGGTTCCGTTTGAAGAGATATTAAAAAGTACTAAAATGACTGAGTTATCTAAACAGATGAACGGAGTAAGTAACTACTCATCAAAGTTTGATACTTTAGCTACAAAAAGTTTAGATGAATCATCTGACGAGGGGTGCTTACAGATAAGGCATATTATTAGAAATAGAGAAGCTCTACCTGAACCTTTATGGTATGCAGGATTATCTATTGCTCAACATTGTGTAGACAGAGACACAGCGATACACGCTCTTTCTAAAGATTATTCGGGCTACAGTAAAGAAGGCACAGAGAGAAAAGCAAACCAAACACAAGATAAACCACAGTCATGCACAGTATTCGATAATTTAAACCCTGGAATTTGTGATAACTGTGTGCATCAGGGTAAAATTACTAACCCCTTAGTATTAGGTAAGGTATTTGTAGCTGCTCCTACAACTATGAACCCAATTAAGACAGAGGTACAGACGCTACCTAACGGAATGCCTATGGTAACTACCAGTCTACAAGGACTACCTGCAGAGATAGAAAGAGAGGGATTTTATAGAGGGCAGAGTGGTGGTATCTACTTTAAACCTCAACCTGTATTTGATGAGAACGGAGACTTAGTAGAACAAAAAACACAAATTGTATCTACCTATGACTTTTATTCATTGAAGAGAGTTATTAGTGGGCATGAGGGAAACTGTATGTTAATGAAGATAGACCCTCCTCACGATGAACCAGAAGAATTTTATATACCATTTAGTATAATATATGATGGTAATGAGCTAAGAAAATTAGTATCAAAACATGGGGTATTATTTGACCCTAGAAACAACCAATGGAAACTTATTATGGATTATTTAGTTGCATGGGGTTCTTACTTACAGGCTGATAAAGCAGCTGCAAGGATGAGAACTCAAATGGGTTGGACTCCCAAAGAAGACGCTTTTGTTATTGGAGATGTAGAAATAAAACGAGATGGCACAGAAGTCAGTAGCCCTACCTCTTCCCTTTGTAGAAACATCTCTAGGCATATCGTAAGAGCAGGTAGCTTTACAAAATGGAAAGAAGTGGCTAATAAGCTTAATCAAGAGGGCTTAGAGATACATGCGTTTGTTGCATTGACAGGGTTAAGCTCTACTTTGATGCCTTACACATCTACCTCTGGTGTTAGTATTTCTCTTACAGGAGATACAGGTGCAGGTAAAACAGGGGCTTTGTATGCAGCATTAAGTATGTGGGGACACCCTAAAGATATGTCAGTATTAGAAACTACTGATAATGCATTGACTGGGCGTTTCTTAGGACTACATAACTTACCTTTAGGATTAGATGAGGTAGGTAATATGCATGGTCGTCTACTATCGCAGATGGTGCATAAGATATCACAGGGTAAAGCTAAGATTAGAATGCAAGCCTCAATCAATGCTGAACGAGAGCATGAGATGTCAGCTTCACTAGTAGGTATATTTACTACTAATCACTCTTTGATTGATAAGCTAACCATTACTAAGAAGGACCCTAACGGTGAAATTGCCAGGTTAATAGAGTTCTACCTACACAAACCACAGATACTTAAAGATAAACCTGCAGAGGGACGTAATATATTTAATCCTCTTATAACTAACCATGGGTGGGCAGGACCTGAGTTTATTAAAGCTCTAATGACCTATGAGAGAAGCGAGATTGACAGCCGTATTGATTACTGGGTTAGTAAGTTTAAGAAAGACTTTGGTGATGATACTGCTTTTAGATTCTATGAGAACTTAGTTGCTGTTACTATGACTGCGGGTGAAATAGCTGGTAAAGCTGATATTGTGCATATAGATGTTGACCGAGTCTACAGTAAAGTAGTAGGAGAGATGATAGATATAAGGGACAACGTAGTGAAAGCTAATAATGTTAACTACCTATCTCTCATAGGAGAATTTATATCACAGCACAACAACTCAATACTAGAGATTCACGATGGTAAAGTAATTATAGAACCTAGAAACTCATTGTATATACGC